TGGTTAACAACACATTTCATGACAAACCCGTTGAAACTGTTCCTAATGCGGTCGCGTTGGTGGGATTGTATTCATTTTCCGACACTTTACGGTTTATGTCTGCTCTGGTTGATACGGATGGTCAGTATGATATCAGTTCTGCACTGGTTGCGTATCAGCGCAAGTATGAACCAATCAGTACTGAAAAATGGTATGATATTGGCGAGGTCAGTTCTTACTACAAGACATGTGCGTCATTGTTATCGTTAAAGAGTCGTTCATTCAATACTATTTCTTATGACTCGGAACTTAATCTTATACATAAACAACCAGATTACCACAACATTGATGCGATACAAACCATTGATAGCGAGAAGTCTTGGTATAGAGGACTTGATTGGCGTCAAGAGTTGTTTGTTCCTAGGTTTATTGATTCTTCATCATCACTGACATTGTCTTACGAACCAGGATTGTTGTTGTCAGACTTGTTGATGTATGAGGACATTCCTGCTTCTACTTGGGAATATATCATAGATAAAATTTTCCATATCGTTACTCAGTATTTTCATGCGGGTAATGAGTCTGCGCAGAATGACCCTATATACACTTTCAGCACAAATTGTAAAAAGATATGGGTTGGTAAAACAGAAGATAGACTACGGGGAACAGTACTGCCGCATGATATTAAAGATCAACTTATAAGATATGCACATGAGATCTACAAGAACTGCAAGCCGGTGGCATGTATGCTTGGTGATTTACACTTTGGTAATGTATTATACAATGCTCAGAATGATAAAGTAACATTCATTGATCCTCGTGGTCAATATGGTGATATTGAAGGTGTTATGGGTGATAGTCTGTACGACTGGTCTAAGCTTGCTCAAGACTTGGTACTTGGATATAATCACTTACTTTCAGATATACCATACACACGCCAAGAAGAACTCACGGGTATATTCAAACGCATGTGTAAGAAATATGGAGTTGACTATAAACTTGCAGTTAAGGGTGGGGTAGTGTTACTGGCAACATGCATCCCATTGCATAATGATAACCTTGCGCGCCAAAAGCGTTTTGAAACTAAAGTAGTGGAGTATTTCGATGACAAGTCTTCGTTCCATAGTATTTGATCTAGACGATACCATATGTTTTCCCGACCACACTCAGTCTGAGACATATGAAAAATACGGTCGTGCTGCGCCTAATATCCCAGTCATCACGGCCATGCAAAAACTAGATGGCGCAGGATATCATATTACTATATTATCCAGTAGGAGAATGTTGACCCATGATGGAAACCTAGCAAAGATCATTGCCGATGTATCTGAAACCACTGTAGAATGGTTACATAAGCACAAAGTTCCTTACGATGAGCTAAAATTCGGAAAACCCTACAGCACAACTTATTATGTCGACGACAAAGCAATGACTCCAGAAATACTTTGCAATAATGTCGATAGTATGTTATAATGAACGTTATTCTAAACAGGAGACTATATGTCCTTACTTCAAAAACTTAAAGCAAATTCAAAAATCAAAGAGAGTGCATCTCTCGACAAGTCCAAGTTCTTTGGTGAGAAAGATCAAATCCCAACCGCAGTGCCGATGGTAAACGTCGCGCTTTCGGGTAAACTCGATGGTGGACTAACCAGCGGTCTTACTGTATTGGCAGGTCCTTCTAAACACTTTAAGACTGCATTCTCATTGTTAATGGCTAAGGCGTATCTTGATAAGTATGAAGATGCAGTTATGATATTCTATGACTCGGAGTTTGGTACACCACAAAACTACTTCACCTCATTTGGTATCGACACCTCACGGGTATTACATACTCCTATTACTGATGTAGAGCAGTTAAAGTTTGATGTAGTTTCGCAACTGGATAACCTTATTCGCGGTGAGCGAGTCATTATGGTTATCGACTCAGTTGGCAACCTCGCATCTAAGAAAGAACTTGAAGATGCTAAAGATGGTAAATCAGTTGCAGACATGTCGCGTGCCAAAGCATTGAAGGGTCTGTTCCGTATGATTACGCCATACCTCACCATGAAGGATATTCCTATGGTTGCGGTGAACCATACATATAAAGAGATCGGATTGTTTCCTAAAGACATTGTCGGAGGTGGTACAGGAATTTATTATTCAGCAGACAACATCTGGATCATCGGTCGTCAGCAAGATAAAGTTGGTACAGAGATTCAGGGTTATCACTTTATCATCAACATTGAGAAGTCTCGATATGTGCGTGAGAAATCTAAGATCCCAGTATCTGTTTCATACGACGGTGGTATCCAGAAGTACAGTGGTCTACTAGATATTGCGCTTCAGACTGGTTATGTTATCAAACCCTCTAATGGATGGTATCAGTTGGTTGATAAGTCCACGGGCGAGTTGATTGGTGGTAAGGTTCGTGAGAAAGATACACAGAAGAAAGAGTTCTGGGCAGATATGATGGCAAGTAAAGAGTTCCACAAAGAAGTATCTGAGATGTTTACTATTGGTCATCGCTCTATGATGGAATCTACTGAGGCAGAACTTGCATCAGGTGAAGAAGAGGAATATGTTGATGATAACGAGTGATGACTACACCTTTATGGAAAACCCAATGTCTGAAAGTTGGGCTATCCATATTAAAACCGGACAATACGAAGGTGTACAGTATTCATATGGTAAGATTGGGTTGAAGGAGTCTCTCGAACATGATTCTGCAACCCTCCAGTTCAACTATGTAGTATTAGACTCATGTGAGCACGACACTGATGAATTAGTCGCAAGTGCAGAATTTAATAATTATGTGGGAGATATTCTCTCCCATATCTTGACAGACTCTTTAGAAAACGATAGATTCAAATTAGGTAATAATGATAGAGCAGATGCAAACAACGGTTCTTAAGAACCTGATTCATGATGAAAACTATGTCAGGAGGGTATCACCCTTCCTGAAGGATATCTACTTTGACGGTGCGAACAAACATGTTTTCAATCTCATTGTAGATCATTTGGAACGGTATAACGCTGTTCCTACTAAAGAGGCGCTGAACATTGAAGTTCAGAATGCTGATAAAGTTGATATGGAGGTATTGAATGTCATTGAAGATGTCTGTGGTGGATACGAAACACCCAACGACAAGTGGTTGTATGACACGACTGAGAAGTGGTGTCGTGATCGTGCTATCTACCTTGCGGTACTGGATAGTTTTAATATTATTGATGGTAAGAACAAAGAATTAACTCCTAATGCAATTCCTGATATCTTGAAAGATGCACTTGCGATATCGTTTGATCCTAATATTGGTCACGACTACATTGAGAACTTTCAAGAGCGTTACGACTTCTATCATCGTGTAGAGGAGCGTATTCCATTTGGTCTGGAACTATTTGACGATATCACAAAGGGTGGTTTACCTAAGAAGACCCTGAACATATGTTTGGCCGGGACTGGAGTCGGGAAATCTTTGTTCATGTGTTCTGTAGGAGCAAACATGCTCACTCAAGGTAAGAATGTACTATACATCACTATGGAGATGGCAGAAGAGCGTATCGCAGAGCGTGTTGATGCAAACCTAATGAACATGCCAATTGATCAACTTGAGAATTTGTCGAAGGATATGTTCCAAACCAAAGTTGATAAGATCGCCGCTAAGACCAATGGTAAGTTCATCGTTAAAGAGTATCCTACTGGTTCTGCTCATGCGGGACACTTTCGCGCACTGTTGAATGATCTGCGTCTAAAGAAGAAATTTGTACCAGATATCATATTCATCGATTACCTAAACATTTGCGCTTCCTCCCGTATGAAGGGTCTTGGTGGTAGTGTTAACTCATACACATACATTAAAGCAATTGCTGAAGAACTCCGTGGTCTTGCCGTAGAGTTTAATGTGCCTATCGTTTCTGCTACCCAAACTACAAGATCTGGATTCTCGAATTCTGACGTTGGTCTTGAGGACACGAGCGAGTCGTTCGGTTTGCCTGCCACTGCTGACCTGATGTTTGCGTTAATAAGTACTGAGGAACTAGAGAAGTTGGGTCAGCTGATGGTAAAGCAATTGAAGAATAGATATAATGACCCAACACGCAACAAGCGGTTTATTATCGGTGTTGATCGCGCTAAGATGAAACTGTATGATGTTGAGCAATCTGCTCAGAGTTTAATCCAGG